GTCAAGAGATATAGAACCTACCACTCTTGTTTGGATTAAACTCTACCTCAGTATCTTTTATACCGTTCTTCCAACTTAAATCACCGCGCGTAAGATGGTGCTCCATTATTAATGAGTCGTTATAATCTATCTGCTGATATATCTTTGTAAGATTAAATATGGAACTCTTACTCTCATCTCTGAATGCGTGTGACTCAGTCCTTGGAAATTGACGATAGAACTCATTCAAAGCATCAGGGTCATTCTTTAATGAATCAACCTCAGCATCCCAATAGTCAATAGCCCCGTTATCAATCATCATCCCATCCACACCAAGTACAGGTATCTCAGGCTTTCTAAACACAGGGGCTCCATATATATCTATAAAGCCCTCCATATTCCACTCCATAGGAATGAATAGTGAATACATACCGCTCTTAGTCTGACCGTTTACGTTACGAGTTGTAATGCTTGAGTCCGTATAAAGCTTTTTAAAATTATCACCGCCCTTGTCTAATGCGTTAGATGTAGAGCCCATCATACACTTACCTATTATCTTGCTACCCAACCTAAGGCAGGTCTTTGTAACACGCCAATTGTTAAGGATGTTATTAGGTTTAGTCCATTTACCACTCTCGTCGTGCACAAGAAGCAACAGCTTCTCCCCATCATATGAGTTGTCATCTGTATTCTTCCAATCTATCGTTGTGTCTAACCCTTGAATCTCATCCTGTTCAATGTTAAACATATTCTTTTTTGTAATCTTTGATGCAGGTACTCTATACGCGAGTTCCGTCTTCGGTCTATCCATACCATCCATCACCGGCTTGAAGAAGAATGGTAGCCCATTATTTATAGGGACAACCTTATCTGTAAACATCTTCTTTGCATCCCCACCTGTCTTTGATAGTATGCCAATACGTGCGTCTTTAACTAATGTTCCTGTATTAACACATTCCGAGGAGCTCATAAAGGAGAATCCCGAACGCCTAATCTTCAGGTATATCATACCAAATGCTCTCTTATCTGCCTTACAAGCCTCCCAAAATATATAAAGTATTCTATTAGCCTCACGGAAGTCAGGGTAGCCGATATCAATAGATGTCCACTGAAGGTACATATAATGAGCACCCGTCACATAAGTAGGCACACCGTTATTCTTATACCATACACCTTGCTCTCTCCTATCAAACTCCTCCTCTATATAGTCAACCCATCTATCCTTGAACTCAGATGGCATAGTGTTCCATTGGAATATAGATTTTATCTTACCTAGCTCTTCAGGCATATCTAATCTCTCCCAATACTGTTCTGAATTTGTTTTGTGTCTTTGAAGACACTTTATAGGCGTGGGCGGTAGGGCTATCTTAATTCCTGATATCAAAACGATATCACCAATCTTGCCTGTCTTTGATATTACTATAATATCATACTTACTGTTGTAACCATAATCCCAAGACTTAGCCTTGTTCTTATTCACCATTACATTCTTTGGTATGGGATTCACCAATACCCTGTATAAGCTATTTACTTCTTCGTTCTGCAAACCCTTGCTTTGTATCAGTTCTACTAGCACCGCGCTCTGCGATATCTATAGCCTCACGCTCTGACTCTATTCTATTTAATATTTCAAACGCATCAAATATGGCAAGCTTTTTAGTAGCAGCAGCATTCTTTAATCTGTCTGCTGATATATCATCCTCAGGGTCGTGCTTAATAATCGCCTCCTCCGCTACCCTTATCAATTGTTCCACAGCTTTGTGACCCGCCTTTATTATCTTTAGCTTTGTCTCTTTGTTTAAACTCATTATTAATTCTTTTTTTCTTTTTGATTAGATTTGATGGGATGTCCTCATTCCAATCATCACCCCAATAAATATACTTATCTTTCATATAACCATTGTTATCTGATGGTCATACATCCTGTACATCTTCTCTCCGTCCACATCAAACTCATACTCACTCTCAGGTTTATATGACACCCTATCTCCCGATTCTATCCCCTTACTAGAGAGGTACGCGTTAGGGTATACCATCTCACCTACAAGAGGCTCTTCAGATATAGGCTTATATATGTAAGACTCCTCAACAGGCACAGGCTTTACAAAGCAGTATCTATCATAGGCATTCCATCCGTCTTTATTTTTATACATAAAGAATTGGTCTATATCTATAAAGAAAAGGTCATCCTTGAAGTGGCTCTTTCCGCTCCTCTGATTCCCCTTAATGTCATTGTAATACTTGAATACGTTATGGTGTACCAATAATATGTCACCTATCTCTATTGGTCCTGTATACCCTAAGGGTGTAGATATAACCTCAGCTCCTCTATTGGAAAACCTGTAGTCTTCTTGGGACGTACTTATTATAAGGTCAACACTACCTATCTTCTTTGTGTTATTGTAACGCCTTCCTTTTACAGGCTTTGCAATAAACGAGTTTGGTGATTTCATATTATATTTACGAGCCACAACCTATACACTCCACATAGGAGTCGGTAGGTCGGATGCCATTTAAAAATTAATGTTATATTCAATAGACGCGGGCATAGATGCCGTAAACTCTTTCCACATTATTATCTCACTATTACCCTGAATATATATAACTATAGAATCTCTTGTAGAATCTCTCTTGATAAGGTGAATAATGTAGGTACCATTAAGTACCTCCTGCCCTACTATGTAGTGCATAGAGGATTTATAGTCTGAGCCGATAGATACCTTTCTTATGTCCATTATATTTATTTATCCTAACTTCCAAATAGTAATCGCAGATGACGGAGCGTCATCCCAAGAACTTAGTGTGGACGTAGGGTACAGACCCCCTTGGTTCGCGCCTGAGCTATCCCTAAGAATCTCAAATGTTAACACCGTCCCGGGCGTTGTTATTCTTATAGGGAATGATAATGTCTCAGGTATTGTAACCCCTACTGTTGGTAAAGATACAGCACCTATAGAATTAACCTGTGAGCCGTCTACTAAAGACCTGAATAGCATAGATGATATACCGCCTGATGAACCTACTCGTGATAGGTAGCCTACTGCGTTTACAAAATAAACCCCTACATCATTAAATGTTATATCACCAATTGCCGATACCATAACAGGGTCTAAGCCTGTTCCTGTGCCTGAACCAAAGTTTACCTGAAGCACAGTATCAAGCCCACCGGGAGATTGATTTGAAGGGGAAGAGGCGTGAAGAACTTGGACTATTGATGGTGAGGCTGCTGTAACCCATAGCGGAAGACCTAAAGCATCTGAGCCTAAAACTTTTGTCCCGTCGTTTATTATACCTAATGAGTCAGTAAGCGTACCATTAAATGTTAGGTCACCCTGTGACTTAACTTTTAACCTATCAATCTCAGAGTAAGACGAACCCGTAGTTATATCATATGGCGTCGTAGATGTGTTGCCCGTATCTAAAACAGCCTGTAGAGTGTTGGCAGTTGCCAAACCTAGTATATCACCAATCGTGTAGTTCTTTGTTATATTGCTATCACTAACATCTGTCCCTATTACTTTATCTGTAACCGTAGGTGTTCCGTCTATTGCATACGTGCTTATCTTTCCCATCTGTTCTATTTTTTTACAACCTCACCTGTCTGAACGTTTATCTGTGCCTGAGCCCCATATTTATCAGCAAGGTCCTTTTCTATTTTTTCGTACTCTTTTTTTAATTCGTCAACCTTATCAATGATAATCATTTTCTGCATTTCTGCATCTCCGATTTGCATCTTCATTTGGTTAAACTTACTTAGCATTGACTGAATCAATATAAGCTCTTCATCTGTTAACTTATCCATTTTATTTAATTTTATTTAATACAAAGATAGTAAAATAAAAAATCAATATCTATATATCTATATATTCGGTTTTCGCGTCAAATGATGGACACGCCTTATTTACGTTGGGAAAATCTCTGTGACCTTGAACAACTGCATTTTTAAAAACAAATTTTAAAACTTTAACAACTTTGAGTAATGCTTTCTTTTGTTCAGGAGTTCTATTATCTTCAGGTTCACCTTCCTCATTGATACCACCTTCGTAGCATATCCCAATACTGTTTTTATTGTACCCTATAACGTGCGCACCAATAATACTTAAATCCCTTCCTTTATTAATTTTTCCATCTCTTGTAATATAATAATGATAGCCAATGTCTGACCAACCCCTATCCAAATGCCACTTCTTAACCCTTTCAATTGGAACATCCATTGATGGCTTTGTTGCTGCACAATGAATAACAATGTATTCTATATCTCTCATTTTACATTTTTTCTTTGTGAATGTTTTCCAAACTCCCTTAACGCGAAGTAACCCCCATATACTGTAGGCACTATCACGATTAACAGGCTTGTGTATTCGCTAGGTAAATAAATTCCGAAATATGCTGTCACGAAATATGACAGTAATAATAAGCTAATGAAATGTAACGTTAATGGTCTTGCGTTCTTTGCAAGCTTGCTGTCGCTCCCAACGTCGGCTACCCATCTAGCTGTAAGGTTTTCCTCTATTATCTCAAGCTCTCTAAGCTCCATCTTTATAATCTCAGTAGCCTGCTCTTTTTGTTCTGACGTAAGCTCAGGGTCGTCCATTAAACTCTCACCTATACCTTCTATTAATTTACTAGCAAACGGAATACTTGTTGATTCCCCAATAGTGTCTAAGATGTTGCCTAAAGCGTTCTTACCGTTCTCCTTTAACCATTTCTTTAATACTCCTTTTTCTTTCATCTTTGTTTTGCTAAGCTATGTATCTCCTTGATAATTCTAATCTCCATCTGACTCATCTCCTCCTTAAGTATGAACATAGTGTCAGCAGTCTTCTCCCTGTTCTTTTCAAGAGCATCCTTTAGCCCATTTAATTCAAGCCTATCATTAAGGACCTCTCTCTTTAAATTAATTAACTCTGACTTATACATATCTACTCTTCCTTTAAGATTAAACCACATACCTAACGCGCTAATAACACCTGAGATTATAGCAACCATCATATATATAGATATGCTTAAATTTTCTAGTTCCACAACCTACAATATAACAGGTTCATCCGTTACTATATCATTCAAGTCAATATCAGCATACTCAATCGGAAACCCATAAAATATAGCAGGGTTAGTAACTGTATAATTCTCGTTACAATAGTACCCACCCTCATACGTCATAAAGTATGAGAATACGTTCCTGTCATTTATCTCTCCATTATTATCTAAAGCAAACTGCTCGGTTAATACTATAGCTCTTATATATGTCATCTCCCTAGGAATGTTTGGAATGTGTTATTAATTGTGTTAAGGTTTGACACATCTCCTGATGATAGACCTGATGAGACAAAGGAGAACTTAGTGCTCCCACTCACAGCGTCTATTGCACCGCCTGAGTTATTCCACGCGTTTATGAAAAATGGGAATGTTGTTGGTATAAGACCTGATGATGATGATGTTGATATCTCTAATGAATCCACATACAACCTAGCCGTTGGTTCATCCGCTTGAGATAAAACTAAAAAACTGTCACCTATAGATGATATGGCAGGAGATACTGTAAGACCTGCGTTAGTGGCGTACCCAATAAGTGTTGATAACCTGTAGCGTATTGTTGCGCCTATATTTGAAGCATCCCTAGACCCCATCATTATCTTACTGTTTACTGAGTTAGTGTCAACACCAATTGCCCAATCAATAGAGGACGGGACCTCTCCGCTAAAGGAGTTATTCATAGATGCGTACTGACCTGCACCATTTGTAACCAATCCAAGGTTTGTGTGTGTAGGTGAGCCGAAATATAATAGCTCCGTAGCTGCATTCATACCGTTTATAGCGTGTGTGTCTGCCGTGCCACCGAAGAATGGATAGTCCCTAACTAGCTTTGTGAATACACCTGCCGTCTTAAGGTCTGTAACCCTAGTATCAATAGCCTGCTTTGTATCATTAAGAGTCTGACCATACAGGGCTACAGTGTCTACATCACCGCCATTAGCGACAGTAACAGCGTTATAGTACGCCTCAGCCTCAGAGTTGACCCATACGAATCCACCGCCACCTGAAGGTGCGTTATCTCGTGCTCCTATAGAGTTCGATATTGCTATTGATATAGCCATATTACCAAAGTGCTATTATGTCACTTGCGGTCGTTGAAGCCAATACCTTTAATACTTGGACAGGCATAAACTGAGCGTTTGCAATATTCTTAAATGTTACCTGACTGCCTGATGTCGTCTCGACAACAACGTCGCCTCCTGTGCCTACATATAGCACACACCCGTTCTGAGGGGACATAGATGCCCCTGCAAAAACTTTGTATGACTTTGCTGTAGCCAAGAAGATGTCAGCAGATAATGTTAATACTGTTGCTGATACAACTACTGTAACTGATGCGGTTGTGCCGTCAGTAGTGTTGTACACTACATCACCCACGGAGACTCCTGCTGTAATAAAATCTGCGGTAGTGTCCTCAAGGTTTGACGCTAGTAGTACGTCGTTTGTTCCTGTAAGCGTTGAGCCGTATGCCGGGTTAGGTATGGCTATCGCGCTTGGAATAATTTCCAATGCTAAGCCTGCCTGTAATTTTTGATATGCCATAATTTATTTTTTATAAGGTACCGCCTTATTTAATGCGTCCTGTCTTTTTTTACACCCACAATCTTTCCCTGTTACAGATGCTATCTTATCGACCACCATCTTCACTCCGGTAGCCTTTGTTATTTTTTCTATTGTATCACCTAATCCTTTTGACTTCATTTATCTTTGAATGTTAGACGAATAATAAATCTGTTCCAACGAAGCTTGGCACTTAACCAAGTAGCTTGAATCCATAAGCCGAATCTTTCTAATAATCTCCCCATTAGTTTCTGTTCATTTCAATTACTTCCATTTTTCTTCTATGTTCAATATGCTCTTTTTTACCATTCCTTCTATTAGAGTGGTTAGAATCTCGTGTCTCTGACTTTACCTCTGCAATAGCAGCTTTAGTTTTTTTCCTTTCAAGTTTATTGTCTAATCTTTTCTGTCTTGCAGCTTGAATCTCTTGTGGAGTCGGTGCGTTTTTTCTTTTCTTGGGTTCATCACCAAAAGTTGGAGCTAGTGGTTTTGATAAATCTCTTGAATATTTCATATCTTAATTTTTTTATATTCTTTTCTACCCAAATCTTTTTTGATAGATTTGTCTTCAAGACTTGCAGCCCTCTTACGAAGCCTATGCTCTTTCTTCATTCTTCCCTCGTCCATAGCCACCTTAGACTTGTAAAGAACCTTTTCAGATTTCTCTTTCTTTTTTTCACCGCCTCCAAATGTTGGAGCTAGTGGTGTACCTAAATCTCTCATAACTTTTTATTTATTTCTTTTGCAAAGATACTAATATTTTCCTTTTATATTTTTCGGACTTGACTTGGTAGAGCCTCCTTCACCTGCCCAAAGATTCTTACACGACCAATACCTCGCAGTTAGCTTTGACTTAGCAGTACCACACTTGTGTCGTGCCTTAAAAGATTTGCGTGCAGCAACAGAGTAGTTGTGACCGTACCCCTTAGCACCGAAGTGTATTAACTTCTCCTCGCCTCCCTCGCACGCCTTAACCATTCTCTTCTTTCCGGGTCGGTCACTTGACCGTACCGCATTGCATTTCATCTTACTCTTCTCAGCCATTAATTTTATTTACCACACTTTTTATAAACGCTTTTTGCAATTTGCTCGTTAGATGGCAATCCATTTTTTTCAGGCTTACCATTCATCTTTGCATTTGCTGCCGTGAAGTATGGCTTAATTGTTTTTTTCATTTTTTTTCTTTATATGTGTCTCTGTATATTGTTGACTCAGCCAATGAGTTGCTATCAGATTTTTTTAATCTTTTATCAAAGTCCTTGTCGTATTTATTGAGCATCTTTACGTGCTTCTTCTTTGCTTGATTTATTTTTTTACGAACAGACTTGTCATCAAAAAATGAATCGGCTAATGGTGTTTTTAAATCTCTCATAACTTATTTGTTTTTCCTTTTTCTAAAATTAGAAGCAGAAGGTCCTGACAGCCTTGCTAACCCCAACAATTCAGGAGTTTCAGCTTTAGCTCTGTTGTCCTTCTTTCTTTCAGCCCACTTGATTACATCCTTGTTCGCAAAGTTTATATCGTTCAAGTTTGTAGCATCGCTTAAAGAATCTATTTTCATCTTC